CTATAAGAAACGTGGTGGAGGTTATCGTAAAACTTAATCATGCCTTATTCTAAAAAACAAATGAAGATCGCTAGGGTTGCAGAACCTAGAGATAAAATCACAAGAGAAGATCTTATGATTCTTCGTAAATCTAAAAAGAAAAAGAAAAATGGCAAAGCTTAATCTTAGCCAGATGAAAAAGCTAAAGGCACATTCAGTTCATCACACACCTAAACACATGAACCTTATGAAGAAGCTTATGCGTGAAGGTAAATCATTTAAATCTGCACATACTGCTGCACAAAAAGAAGTAGGCAAATGAGTCTTACAAGATGGTTCAAAGAAAAGTGGGTAGATGTTAAAACAGGTAAACCCTGTGGAAGACAGAAGGGTGATCAACGTGGCTACCCTGCTTGCAGACCATCAAAAAGAATTAGTAGTAAAACTCCAAAGACTACCAGTGAAATGAGTGGGAAAGAAAAGGCTAGATTCAAAAGAGAAAAGACAGGTCCAAGAAAGATTAGTTATCAACATAGAAGAAATAAAAACAGAAAAAAGTTAAGACTTGCATAAGAGTGTTATATTTTAATTAACTGCTTATCTTTCCTTTATGTCGAAGGATGTATCTTTTACCAAGAAGGATAAAGATCCCACTGGGGGTCTTACTGCTTCTGGTCGTAGAAAATACAACCGAGCAACAGGTGGAAACTTGCAAGCTCCTGTTACTAAAAAGACAGGTCTTTCTCCTAAACAAAAAGCAAGAAGAAAATCTTTTTGTGCAAGAATGTCAAAGGTGAAAGGACCTTTAAAGAAAGATGGTAAGTTAACACGCAAAGCTCTTGCACTACGCAAGTGGAATTGCGGATCAGTATAAACTCAACAAAACGAAAATCTAAATATCAAAAGTGCCTGATGCGTCAGATAACACTTGAGAGAACAGACAGTAGTGAAGTTAGTTTCTCAAATTATTAATCAATCCAAAGGAGTTTTATTATGGCTAACGCCACCGTATCTCGCCTTGGTCTGGTAAACAATAGTGGAACAGACTTTGAAGCTCTGTTTCTGAAAGTGTTCTCTGGTGAGGTTCTAACAGCCTTTGCTAGAAACAACATCTTTAACGAGCAGCTTCATTCAGTTCGTACTATTACTTCTGGTAAGTCAGCACAGTTCCCTGTTACAGGTGCTGCAACTGCTGCATATCACACACCAGGAACACCATTAGTAGGTGCAAACCAGATCTTGGCAAATGAAAAGATTATTTCTATTGATGATCTTTTAATATCACAAGCTTTCGTCAGCAATCTTGACGAGCTTATGAATCACTACGATGTTCGTGCGACTTACGCTGATGAATTAGGAAAGGCTCTCGCAAAAACATACGATCAAAACGTAGCGAAGGTAATTGCTAATGCTTCAAGAGCTTCAACAACTCTTACAGGTGGAGCAGGTGGTATCGTATCTAGTTTTCCAACTGGTGCTGGTAACACAACCTCTGCTGGTATTACAGGTGATGAAATAGCTGGTGCTATCTATGATATTGCACAAGCATTTGATGAAAGAGACATTCCTCCAACAGATCGTTTCTGTGTATTACCACCTGCTGAGTACTACAAGTTAGCTGAATCAGCTACAAGAACTGTAGATGTTGACTTCAACCCAGGTGGAAATGGTTCATTTGCATCAGGTCGTATACAACAGGTTGCTGGTATCCCTGTGATGATGAGCAACAACGTACCTCAGTCAAACGTATCATCAAACCCAAGTGGTGCTAACAACACTTACTCAGGTGATGATAGTAAGACTATCGGTTTAGTATTCCATAAATCTGCTGTTGGTACAGTTAAATTAATGGATATGACAACTGAGATCTCAGGTTCTGACTACGGAATTATGTATCAAGGTACATTAATGGTTGCTAAGTATGCTCTTGGTCATGGAATCCTAAGACCAGAATGTGCTGCAACAATTAAACTTGCTGCTTCTTAATTTCAATTTATAGGGTATCTTATTATTAGATACCCTTTTTTTTATACTCATGTATCATTCAACAAAGAAAAAAAAGAAGAAGAAAAAAATGGGTGGCAGAGAGTCACTTAAAATAAAAAAGTAAAAAACCATGACTGTAGCTGCAACCACTGAACTAGAAAGTATCAACATTATGTTAGCTGCAATAGGAGAAGCTCCTATTAACAGTCTTACAGGTACACTTCCTGTTGATGCTCGTCTAGCACAGTCAACTCTTACGGAAGTAAATAAAGAAGTTCAATCAGAAGGTTGGTCTTTTAATACTGAGATAGATGTCACTCTTACAAGAGATGGATCTAACCAAGTATCACTTTCAACTGATATTTTAAGAGTTGATCCTAATACTCATCATCACACTACGATTGATGCAATACAGCGTGGTTTAAAACTATATGACAGGTTAAATAATAAGTATGAGTTTGATGAAGATCTCATTTGTACTGTTGTCTATTTCAGAACCTTTGATGAGATACCAGAACCTGCAAGAAGGTATATAACAATTAAAGCTGCTCGTATCTTTGTAGACAGATTAGTTAGTGATGATGGATTGAGAACATATACACAACAAGACGAAATAAGGGCAAGAGCTATATTAATGGAAACAGATTTAGCTAATGGAGATCATAACCTTCTAAGGGGAGATCCAAGTCTTACAAGTGTCTTTGATACTTATTCACCAGCAAACGCATTAATTAGATAGCTATGGCAGTAGTATCAAGAGCAATTCCTACATTGCTAAGAGGAATCTCACAAGCTGCTGATTCAACAAAACAACCTGACCATGCCGATATACAGGACAATGCTAACAGCAGTCCTGTAAGAGGACTTGTAAAGAGATCTGGCACACAGTTTGTTACAACTCTTAGCTCTTCTACAGTAGGAAATGTTCACATACAAACTATCAATAGAGATATAAATGAAAGATATGTAGCCATATTTAGTAATGGCAATGTTAAGGTATATGAATTAGATGGAACAGAAAGGACCGTAAACAAACCTGATGGTACAAATTACTTAAACACATCTGATCCCAGAAGTGTAATTAAGACTGTAACCATTGCTGATTTTACTTTTGTAGTTAATACAAGTATTACAACAGAAATGGACTCATCTCTCAGTCCAGGTAACATCACACAGGCTGTAGTTTTTATAAATGCAGTTTCAGATAAAACAACATACTCAGTCACTGTAGATGGTGTGACTGTTACTGATGACACCACTTCTGACTCTACACTTAGTACCACACAGGTAGCTAGTGATCTTCAAGCAGGTTTAAATTCTGGTCTTACAGGTTTTACCATCGCAAGAAATGGTCCTGTAATACATATAAAAAAGAATGATGGCAGTAATTTTTCTATTGATGGTAATGACACTCAAGGCAATACACAGCTAACAGTAGTTAAAGACTCAGTACAAAGATTTACTGACCTACCAACTGTTTCACCTAATGGTTATGTTGTTGAAATTAAGGGAGATGAATCAACTAACTTTGATAATTATTACGTCAAGTTTGTAACCAATAATGGTGGAGCTTTTGAAGAAGGGCAATGGGAAGAATCAGTAGAAGCAGGTATTACTTTTAAGTTTAATTATGACACTATGCCACACATTCTCATACGTCAGGCTGATGGTGATTTTAGGTTTGCAAGAGTTGATGGAGACACCTATACAGATTTAAATATTGCTGGAACATATAGCCAATCAGGAACTACAGTAACTGTTACTTCTGCTAATCATGGATTGGCAAGTAGTGATTCTGTAAAATTTGATTTTACTTCTGGCAATGCTGTCGATGGTACTTTTACGATTACAGTTACAAACGCAAACACATTTACTTTTACAGCAGCAGGTTCTTTAACGACAAGTGGAAATGTTGCTTTTGGTAAAGTAAACAATTCAACATTACCTAAGTGGGGAGAAAGAACTGTTGGTGATTTAGATTCAGCACCTAACCCATCTTTTATAGATGGCAAAATCAACAACGTCTTCTTCTTTAGAAACAGATTAGGTTTCTTAACTGATGATAATGTAGTGTTGACAAGAGTTTCAGAGTTTTTTAACTTTTTTCCAGAAACAGTACTATCTGTTATAGATTCAGATCCTATTGATGTAGGTGCTTCTCATACAAAGGTTGCTATTCTTAAACACGCAGTAACTATGGGAGAACAGTTAGTTTTGTTCTCTGATCAAACACAGTTTGTATTAACATCATCATCTGATGCTCTGACACCAAAAACAGCTAACGTAGTTGTTGCAACTGAATTTGAATCCAGTGACCAGGCACAACCTGTAGGTTCTGGTTCTTCTATCTACTATCTAACAAAGAAAGGATCTTTTGCAGGTGTAAGAGAATATATAACACAGGAAAACATAGCGATTAAAGATGCAAGCAATATTACTGTTCATGTGCCAAGACTGATACCAAGTAATATTTTTAAATTAGCTGTATCTACTAATGAAGATGTTTTAGTTTTATTAGGTACTGATAATCCAAATAAGTTATATATAAATAGATGGTTGTATGGTGATGGTTTTAAAAAGGTATTAAACAGTTGGTCTACTTTTACTTTTAATTCTGCTAAGTCAATAAAGAATATAGATTTTGTTGGTACTGATTTGTTTATGGTAGTAGAAGAAGCTAATGGTACAACTTTAGAAAAGATACCTTTTGAAGCAGAGTTTAGAGAACCTAATTCAGAATTTGAGTTTCATCTAGACCATAAGGTAACTGAAGCAACCACTGGTGTTTCTAGAAATTATAATTCTGGCACTGATGTAACTACATTTACTTTGCCTTACAGATTAAATGCCAGTATGTCAGTTGTAGGTCGTTATTTAGCTGATGGAGAAACAAGTACCTTCGTTGATACGCAAGGTAATACAAAAACATTGAAGCCTGGTCAGATTGTACAAACTACAAATACAACAAACGGATCTACATCAACCATTACAGCTAATGGTGATTTTACAAACAGTAAGGTAATTATTGGTGAGCCATACCTCATGCACTATAGGTTCAGTCAACAGAGACTTACTGAAGGTAGTAACGCAGGTGAGATGATCAGTGGTCGTTTACAACTGCATCATTTTTATATCAAGTTTGAAGATACAGGATTTTTTAGAGTAGAGGTCACTCCTGAGAATAGAGATACATCTACTCATAAATTTACTGGCCGTTTCTTAGGATCTTCTTCTGCTGCTATTGGTCAGATTAATCTAGAAACAGGTACGTTTAGAGTGCCAATAATGTCTAGAGCAGATAGAGTGGATATAGATGTAAAAAATGACACGTTCTTGCCTACTCAATTATCTAGTGCTGAATACGAAGCTATGTTCCATATGAGAAGTAGGAGGGTGTAATGGGTCATTTAAGAAAAGCT